ATGATTAAAGAGAAAAATTACATTAACGTAGCTGATGATTTTTCAGATGATCCATTTGGTCGTTATCCTGAGGATGGTGAATTTAATGCTACTAAATTTAGAAAAGAAATCCTGATACCAGCTCTTGAGAAACTAAAGGATGAAGAAAAATTAACAATTGATTTTTCTGGAGTTTCTATAGGATTAGGCTCATCTTTCATTGAGGAGGTTTTCGGGGGGCTAATCAGAGATGGATTTGACAGTGTGTTTGTTAATGAAAAACTCATTTATAGATTTTCAATGAGCTTTTATGAAATTCAAGCAAAAAAATTCATCGCTATGGCTCAAGCTAAAAAAGAAGGAGAATAAGAGCATGGATGATTGGTTTTCACTTATATCCCCTACCCTTGCGATTGTAGGCTGGGGGATAGCATACCGTTTAGCAAAAGTTAATTCGACCAGAACGGAATCTAAAAGTTTAATTGATTCGTGTAATACTATACTGGATACTGCCGCAGAAAAAGGGTGTGACTTTTATTTATTAACTGACACAAGTAATTCCCAAAAAATGATTTTTGAAAAATATGCAAACTCCAAAATAACCTTATTGTATAATAAATTAGAGTTACTCGAAAAACGCGGTATAGATATAGAAAAAAACATGATATCCGAACTTCATGAGTCACTAACATTAGGCATTCCATTGCAAGGAAAAAATAAGGTAGCCGATGATAAATCATCATACTTAATAATAAAAAACTCTTCGAGTATATCTTATAGATTACACTCGGAATTTTACCTTAAGTACCCTCCAATAGAGAATTTATTTTCTTTACGTCGATACCTTAAATAATTATATCAATTCGTCATGTGTCTTTTCCTTAACTCACTTGCCATTTTTATTTTTGCAAAATTATTAAGATTTGAAAATGATAGCGTAAGCCCAAAAAAAACAGAAAAAAGAGTTAGAAACATTTGTTCCCCTATCTCCATCAAAAGGATTTTTTTAGCAAAATAAATAGGTAAAAGTTCCCAATAAAGTAATGGAATTACACTTATAAACCCTCCAATAAAATAAAAACCCATATTACATGTACAAACAAAAAATCGATATAACTTGAACTTATGCCGTCCCGCCTTCCACTGGAAGGATAGTGGATGAGTTGTAATGGTTAATAGCGAACGACACTTCCTAAATGCATCAATATCACGAACTGGATTTTGGGATTGTAAAAGTGCCTTTCGTTGCTCAAAGGAAAGATGATTATCTTTAGTTATTGCAGCATAACCATATTCTATGGCAAGGTACTTTAATTTTTCCTCTCCCGAGTTTTTATATAATTCGTAAATAAATTTACTAGTTTTTTCTCTTTGATTAAACATTCGCTCATCACGGTATACCCAGCCTTTGAACACACCGACTATTGAAATAATAATTGCAATCAATGGGACAATATACTTATTAAGTATTTCTACCATTTCCATTTATTTAGTTCCATTTTATAGAAAATAAAAACAAATAACTTAATCAGTCAATCTACTACTGGAACGCAGTGTAGTCTGTTTTTTCGCCTTATCAATACTGTCCGCACGTTAGTTTCAATAAAAATATACTTAGTTGTTATGCATTGATACGATTAGATCTAAAATACGAACAATTTATTTTTAGGTAAAGGCTAAACATTTCATTCAAGTTTATCCAGCTCATTTAATAAAGCTTTATATCCAACTTTCATTTTTATTGCTCTATATTCAATTTCTAGATTTTGAGTAATGGGCTCTGACAATGTATCTGCATAAATTTTTGCCTCTACATTTATAGTGCAACTGTCATCTGCGCCAACGTACAGCATACTATCTGTAATTATTTCTCGCTTAGGCTGCAAGGCTCTGGTTTCAAAACTGATTACCCAGTCGCTATCACTAACTTTATTTATATCAAAGTTTGAATCACCCAAGAAATGTACGGATTCACCGGCATCCATTTTAAACTTTGACAATAAAATTAATCCATTTTTTTCTGATTTAAATTTAATATCAATAAATACATCTCGAGCACCAATAGTGCCTTTATTTGTTAACCAAAATCGAATCGGTTTATTTTTGCTTCTTAATACAGTTCGATCAATTAGCTTTCTATAATAATTAGAGTCTTTAAAATTACTTGATACGAGGACTTTATCGAATACCAAATCAACATCTTCATCAGAACTAACCGCTTGAGGAGTGTAATTGGGAATTTCCTTGTAATCAATAACATCAAATAAAACAGCGTCTATATTTATTCGATTACCAATACTTTTACCGGTTACAGGATTAGCAAAATTTAAAATTATATTTGTGCTGGGCTTTCTTTCATCTATCTGTTCTGTATCTGTATCTGTAATATGTGCAAGTAGGCTTCGTAGTTGAATCTCAAGTTGTTTAGCTAGTTTATCTCGAAATTCAACTTGATTACTGTAACTCTCAATCAGTGAGTTCGGTAACGTTTTTTTCTTAAATTCCCTCAGATTTTTAAGTTGTTCTAAATCAATATCATCGGGATTTTTATTGACTTTAGAGAAGTATAACATTACAGGTTTTCCATCAACAGAAACTCTTTCAATCTCTTCCAATGTTCCACTTTCTGCAACCCCTGTAGGACTCCCGATACGCGTCCAAAATATCCCCACAAGTAAATCACATTGATCAACAACTTGGCGATTTATTACTTCCTGTGGCCTTCTTCCATATTCTGGAGAGGAATGAGTTTCCCACTTTAAAGGTAATAAAACCAATTGACGTTCAGCAGAATTCAAGTCATTCCATTCTTGAATGACTTTGACTGCAATATCCCGTTCATCTGCAACATCACTAGGTGACGCAATTAATATCCTAAAAACCTGAGCTGTGTAAGACATAAAAACTCCTTTTTAAAATGATCAAACTCTTACTGTTATTGGTTTATTTAATAGGATAAATACAAAACTTCCTATATCGTTATTCGAAGCTCAGAAATAACTAAGCCTTTTACAGAAACTTCATTGGTGACACAATCAAACTCACTATCATGATTGGTAATTATTAATTTATTGCCGGGGCGCCGCGATACTGCATACACATCTAAACTGCCATCAATATCTAAAAGCCATGTGCCGTTAGATATTTCACCCTCATCCATTTCTACGAGCCAAGCGTCCTTACCTGAACGTATGTAGCATAGTTTTTCTTGAGTAACGCCCTCTGGTAAAAATGATTTGTCGATAGAACAAAAACCATCTTCTTCCAATTTACCAACCAGCAGGCGTTTTTTAGCAACGATGATAGTTTCTAGTGCATCAACGGCCAGCCCTTGTTCTGCTGCCCCAGCTATCCCCAACCCTGTCGCCAGCCATTCCAATGAAACGCCAGTATCCAATGCACACGCGATAACGACATCGCCAGGAAAGAAGTTACGGCGAATCCATGTGCTGATCGTCGCCGTTGAAATCCCCAGCAAGTCGCCAAGCTCTTTTTGTGTGCTGAAACCATAGGCGTCTAACATCCGGCGCAGAACCGCTTTGCCACCTGATGCAAGAATTTGGTCGTAAAGTGCTTTGCCTTTTAACGTTACTGGTGATGTTTGCAAATTCGAATTTTTAAACTCACCTGTCATCAACCAGTTCAATTCTACGCCAGTATCCAGCGCGCATTTAATTATTGCGTTACCAGATACACTGTCACGTTTAATCCATCCACTGATGTTATTAGGTGCAATCCCTAAAAGTTCAGCTAACTCTTTTTGTGATGTAACCCCATAAGAAATAAAGAGTCTATCTAGAATTTCTGCTGCTGAACTTTTTCCATTCGTCATAAAAAACACCAATTAATCACAAAAGGGATTTACCAAATCAAATTTGTGATCTAGAGTGCTCGCACACCACATGCAACACCATAGAACACAAACCGACTAACAGGAGATATTGCGTTATGTCTCAGGAGATTGCAAATGCATCCCCACGATTTGATTCTGCAATCAGTCCCGCACTGGTTGCTGAGCTGGTCAAAGCACTAGCACCAGAATTCAACCGCGCCATTAAAGACGCTATCGAACAGGTTGCAGCCGTACAAATGGCACCAACCATGACAAAGCAAGAATTCGCAAGAATCAACAACATAAGCTCTTCTTTACTGGAGAAGTGGATCGCTAACGGCGTTGTATTGTTGGCACCAACACCAACCAGCACCGTAAAGCGCGCTAAGAAAGACAAGGCGACAGGTGAAGTTGTCGGCCATTCCATCATGACCAAACACGGCAACGCATTAATCAACCTTGAAGCATGGCGGGAAAAAAACCGTCAACACGCTATCAAGTGCCGTTACATCAAACCATGAATTCGATTATTCGAATTTCAAAGGATCTGAACCATGTTTGATTACGAAATTGCAAAACACCCGCACTTCAACAATGCCTGCCGTGCGTTTGCCAACAACCAGAATCTGGTTGAAGTAGCCTCAAGCATCGGCATGAACGCCCAAATGCTGCGTAATAAGTTGAACCCAGACCAGCCGCACAGACTGACCTGTGACGATTTACTGGCCATCACCGATGCAACAGAAGACGCCACGCTGATCGATGGGCTTTTGGCGCAGCTTAATTGCCTGCCAGCCGTGCCAGTGAATGAGGCAAAGGCAGAACGGCTAACCACGTATGTATTGCAGGCCACCGCCGCAGTGGGCGCGGTTGCTGCTGAAAGCGTATCAGATGAGCGTATGACGCCAGCGCGTCGCCATAACGTGATTGAGAGTATCAACGCGGGTGTGCGTTATTTGTCGCTGGTCGGCTTAACGCTGCAATCGCGTATTCAGGCTAACCCCGCGTTAGCGTCAACCATAGATGCACTGAGCGGTATTAGTGCGTCGTTGAATATTGGGTGAGGTTACGAAGATGGAACAAGCATACGAAGAGTATTTTTACAGTCTTGCAGAGGGCGAGGAAGCACTGAGCTTTGCTGAGTTTGTAGAGGCGCTTTCCTGAGTGGCGTCACCCTGTGCCGGATACGCCCGGCACCTATTCGCAACCGTCTATCCGTGGGCGGTTACCAATAGAAAGGAGGAAACCATGCAAGCACCGATATCAATCGCGCCGTTCCTCTGGTGGCACCAGACGGAGACAAAGCCCGATTTTACGATCACCAAAGGCAAAGGCCGTCAGGGGATCATCATCCGTACCCGCTCGGCGAATTATGCCCAACGGGCTATCCGTTCTATCAAGTCAGTGATACGGGGGAAAGCATGACAGCCTTTACTGTCAGCAGTATGCAGAACTTACCCGCCGGGCTGCGCAACGTGATCGGCAAACACTTTGCGGATAGCCGCTGGCGTGAAACTTGCGCGTATTACAACAGCTTGCATGAGCGCGACCGCTTGACGATCTGCTTTCATGCGCAGATGAAAAAGAGCCAGACAGTTTACCGTCTGGAGGAAATGCCAACCGCAGATCGTGAGCGGATTGTCTGCGCGATTGATGAACTGCGCCGCATGTTTTCACTGAGCCGCAAGCGTCGTGAAAAAACCTCGACATTTTTAAGCTGGTTAAGCGTCAGCGAAAGACGGACGTTATTTTTTCATGCTGGGTTAAGTGAAAATGAATTTAATCAGCCCTATTGGCGGATTGACGATAATTCATGTCCGTGGAGGAATAAAATATCACATGCCTTAAATGAGCTTTTCAGCTTATTTGACGCTGCCCCCGACATTCTGACGGCAATTAGACCCGAAGAATATCTGAATTAAATAACCACATGAAATTAATTAGGCGCTTAACCGCGTCGGGACTCCCTTTATCTGAGGATTATATGCACATGTATAAAACAGTCGGTCAGGCGATGCATCGCAAGGCTGAAAGCGAGGGCATTCAGTTAATGCTTTCTCAGGCACGCACCGAGGCGAAAGCCGATGCGCACGCGTCTTTTTCTTCTCGTCTGGATAAGCTGGCGACTCATGCCGCTATCCATGAATTAAGCAGCGTGGAAATCATCGAATTATTACGGCAGGAGTCCGAAGCCTTTAATCATTCCGGTGCAGATATTAAGGCGGTGATGTAATGGAAAACCCCGCTTATAACCGCGTCGATATCAACGGCAATTATGTAATAGCGAAAGTCGGATATGACTTTGCGCTGGGCGAAATTAAATGCGGGAAAGAAGACGGCGACCAGCCGTATTTATCTACGCTGGCTGTCTATCAGAATCCCGTCAGCCTCATTAACGATTTTGTGCATCGTGCTATCGCCACTGAAATTTGGCGCGGCAATGTCACCGACTCAAAGAAGCTGCTGACAGAAAGCAAACGCTTTGCGGCACTGTGCCAGTCAGCCTTTGACCAGCTCAACAACGATAAGGGGCAAGAATAATGCCGGATGCTATGGACATGGTGCAGCAGCGCCAGCAAGACATGTTAGACCATCAGATCGCCAACGCCCGGAACGCTCAACGCGGCGTTTCTGCGTTCGAGTGTGAAGACTGCGATCAGCCGATACCCGAAGCGCGTCGCGCTGCAATCGACGGCGTGATCCGCTGCGCTACCTGTCAGGATATTCTCGAAAAGAAACGTAAGCATTATCGGGGTGGGTTATGAGTTCTATTTCTTTTACCTGTGGCAAGAAACAGATTTCAGTACCTAGCGAAGATGTTGCTTTTTACTTCCCGTCAATCGTCGAAAACGGCACTTTCTTTGTGACGACGAAAGATGGCAAACAGTACAGAGCAACCAGTTTAAGAGAAAATACAACTGCCCACCGGGGCGTGTGCTCCGGCGCTACGCTATGAATCATACCCACCGGGGGCGCTCCGCTCCCACACCTCCTCCACCTTTCCCCGGCAGCACCCGCGAGGCGTTCGTGGGTGCGCATCCGTGGAACGCTCCCCGCCCGGCCATCGTGCCAGAAGAGAGACAGCTTACCCGTGAGGAATGGACTCAGGGGCAAGCCGTTTTAGCGAAAATTAACCAGCAACCGCACTTCCTGCGCGAAATCTGCCTGAACCGTTACGCATACCTGAAAAAAAATAAAGGGATGCTGAGCGCTAATCGTTTTCTGGTTAGCAGCTTTATGCAGCGCATGTGGCCGCGTATCGAGGCGATCAATGCCCGGCATGCCATGAACCGCCACGCCTCTGAGCGTTTCCTGTCTGAATCCGACGCTTATCAAACGCTACCCGGCATGAATGACAAAGCGCTGGGGCGTCTGGCTGCGCGTATTTCCGGCCAGATATTCTCTGCGTATGAAGAACTAAGCGATGCCATGAAAGAGGAGCGCGGCGGCCAGCCTGATGCACTCTTTACCGATGCCGCACAGGCCGAGCTTTTCGGCCATGTTGCCAGCATGGCGCGGGCGTTCAATATCACCCCGCTTTTCTGGAAGAACTACCGCAAAGGAACGCTGAATATACGCAAAGCGATAGCCAGCATTTCCCGTCTGATTAATGAGGAATGGTGGACTCGACAGCTTAAAGCCCAGCGCACCCGCTGGCGTGAGGCGTTGAATATTGCCGTTGGTCAGGTCAGTAAAAAAGTGTCCCCCTATGCCAGTAAGATGGCGATCCGCGATATACAGGCGCGACGCCTTGCCAACATGGATTACCTGAAAAACTGTGAGTTGGAGAACGTAGCAACAGGTGAGCGTATCGACCTGATCGACAAAGTGATGGCAAGTATTTCTAACCCTGAAATTCGTCGTATGGAGCTAATGAGCACCATCGCAGGAGTGGAACGTTACGCCAGTGAACAGCGAGATGTCGGGATGTTTATCACCATCACCACCCCGTCTAAATATCACCCGACCCGCGTGATCGGCAAAGGCGAAAGCGAGAAAGTCCAGTTTAATCGGAGCTGGGACAACGAAGCGTTTACGCCGAAAGACGGCCAGAGCTATCTGGTCAGGATATGGGGCAAGATGCGCACGGCATTTAAAGACGCAGACCTGAAAGTTTACGGGATGCGCGTTGTCGAACCGCATCACGACGGGACGCCCCACTGGCACATGATGCTGTTTTGCAAGCGCGCACATCGCCAGTCAGTCATCGATATTATGCGCCGCTACGCCCTGAAAGAAGACGGCGACGAACGCGGCGCGGCTAAGTACCGCTTTGAATGTAAACACCTCAATAAAGGCGGTGCCGCTGGTTATATCGCTAAGTATATTGCCAAAAATATTGATGGCTACGCGCTCGACGGCCAACTAGATAGCGAAACCGGAAAACCGCTGCGTGATATGGCCGCCGCTGTCACTGCGTGGGCGTCAACGTGGCGTATCCCCCAATTTAAGGCTATCGGTATCCCCACGATGGGCGCTTACCGTGAATGCCGCAGTAGCCCATTGCGTACCGTCAATCTCACTGACCAGTTCGATGAGCAAGTCGAAGCCGTTCGTTGTGCCGCCGATAATGGCGACTTTGCCGCATACATGGCCGCACAGGGTGGCGCGAATGTTTCCCGCGAACTGCAAACGGTGCGTGTTGCGCGCCGGGTGTCGGACAAGCTCAACGAGTATGACGAAGAGGTGCAAAAGATTGTCGGGATTTTCGCCCCGCATTTGGGTGCCGGTCATGTTTTTGAAACCCGGACAACCGAGTGGCGCATCGTTTCTAAAGCCGTTGACCTTGAGACTTTGACTTTAAAAAGCGCCCCCGGCGCGCCTCGGAGTCCTGTCAATAACTGTGGGTTGGGTTCTCAACGGTCGGGCGCTAATGTCAAAAAGCAGGCCGAAAACAGCGGCATAGCAACGACATCAGAAACCGATAACCCACCGATTGACTGGAATGACGACGCGGCTGTGAGGGCGCTAGGAATGCGTCTGCGTGCGCAATCCGTCAGGAAAAACCATAAGCAACGCGATTTTGACCCTAATAGCCTCCGCGATCCGTCACCGTCAGCCAGATTGACGGGCGAAGAACGGGAGCGGATACCCCGTATTCAGCGTGATTTATCCCAGCGTGGTATCAGCGTTCAACGCTGGGAGCTGGAAGCGCTGGCGCGTGGGGCAAAGATGAAGGTTGACGGCGAACTTATTTCATACCCGGTAGCTGATGAGTGGCCGGGATTTAGTAATCAGATGGAGGTTTAAACATATGGCTAATTGGTGGATACCTGTTGCGCAATTGCGGGTTATGCGTCGCATAGAAAATGGTGGGATTTTGCTACGTAATCCTACTTACGGATTTTACTACTGGTTCCGTAGTGAAGACCCTCGACCTACAGCATCGGCAAAAGCATTGTTTAACCGTGGCTTAATCGCAATCGGTAGCACTCATCCCCACACCCTGGGTAATCAAATAATGCGTATAACGCCAACGGGTAAAAACGAATTGAAATCTAATTCGGGGCGGAAAATTGAAGGAGAATAACATGCCTAAATCCCCCGCAGACCGTAAAGCCGCCCAGCGCGCACGTCAGCGTGATGCTGGCGTGGTGAAAATCGAGATTCATGTTGATGCACAAGAGCTGGAGATGCTTAAGCGCAACTGCGTCCTGCGTCGTCCGGGGCGCGATCCGTATGATATCGACGAATACCTGACCACGTTAATTCGTCAGGACGCTGCTGCCATACAGCAAAAAATAGCCGTTCTGAATAAGCGTAACTGCCAGAAATGCGGAGAAAAATTACCCGTCGCTAAGTGCTGCCTATCCGGTGCGTCTGAGTGCTGGAACACACAAGGCTGGCATGATTTAAAGTTAATTCTGTGACGTGTCACGGCGTGAAATGTTTAAGTGACATGTCACGCCATTTTTCATGGTGTGGAACACATAACCAATCAGTCACCCAGAGCACACGAAGTGATTGACGAAAATTTCAATATGCAAAATACTGTATGCGCATACAGTAAAAATAAGGAAATGGCACCCCTTGGAAAACACGGAACACATACAAGCCGTTTTGTCGCGGGTTCAGTTAATCGCAGACATATCGTTAGTGGCTCAGTGCGATGTAGACGAATTAAAAACCGCGATGTCAATCATTGCGGATTTAGCGAACGGCACGATAGAAACCAGAGAATATCGGCAGATTACTGATAAATCGGAACTGGTCGAATACCTGAAAAAACGATTAGAGGATGCCGTCTTTTAGCCATGCATGCATAACCCGCATGATTTTGCATGATGATCTACTGCCAATTTATCCCCGTTAACGCCACGACTGGCGCGGATCGCGCTGGATCGTGCGAGTGCATGAAAAGCGACACACAAAGCGGGCAGGCGTGGCGGGGATAGCATTGCGCGCTAGGGGTACAAACATGTAGCGTAGTCTGCACCAACGCCATTGAGACAGGCGTTCTAATTTTGGATAGGCAATGAAGTGCAAGCAGTAATGCTCTGCAAAATGCATTAGAGAACGCCAAAATCTCAACTCAGTTGCATAGTTCTTGATCGCGATAGCAGAACAATATTAAATAAGAAAACTCTCATTTAACCATCAAGAAAAGGAATAGCATGAACGCTGGTAAAGGTGTTTTCGCAAAATTTAAAGCTCAGAAGGCTAAGATACAGGATGTAGATCTCTTCTTCACACCTTCAAAGCCTATCGAAGCATATACCCACTTGAAAGGTAGAGATGATGAAGTTCAACATATTTTAGGTACGTTAACTACAGCTGGTCAGCATTGCATGATTTATGGGGAGAGAGGAATAGGTAAGAGTTCACTTGCTCTGTCTACTCTGGAGGGAGGGAAAGAAGCTGGTATATTCACTCAACCTTTTTTTATAAAAAGATGCGATAATAAAACTAAATTCAAAGATATAATTCAACAGCCCGCAATTTATCTTGACGAAGATTACGCTGCCCAAAAAAAAGAAAAAACACTAAAAACAGGTATTGGATTAAATCTTCTGAAGCTCTTTCGTGCCGACATTGCCGTTGAGGAAAAAATAATCATTGAAAAAGAAGACTTAACTGCCAGTAAAGTTAGCCAAGCGTTTAATGAATTAGAAGGCATACTATTAATTGATGAATTTGATGTTGTTGAAGATGGTGTAAAGCATGAAATCGCTGAACTCATAAAACAACTTAGTGATAGCAACAGTAAGCTTAAAATTTTGTTGGTCGGCATAGCAAGTGATGGTGCGTCACTTATAGCGGGGCATCAATCAGTAAATAGATGCCTTCATGAAATTAAATTATCTCGTATAGAAGATCAATACCTATATGAAATAATAACTACTGGCGAAAGCGGATTAGGCATTACTTTCGAAAGAGACGTAAAAGACAAAATAGTTGAGATAAGCAATGGATTTCCTTATTTCACCCACCTTATTGGTAAAGAAGCAGCAGAGGTTGCTCTCTCTGAATCAAAAAACCCAATAGACCAAGAAATTTTAACTCGCGCCATTGATAAGGCTGTAATTAATACTGAAGGGCAGTTGAAAAGAGCTTATGATAATGCAGTAACATCCTCAAGAACTTCTGTATACCCTTCGATTCTGTACGCTGCAGCTAAATTTGCGGACAATAAATTTACTATCCAAGAATGGATTACTCAAATCAAGGATGATACTGGAAATCAATACAACAATAACGGGATGAGTAACTATATAGGTCGATTTACTCGTGAAGACAAAGGAAAAATAATAACCAAGGCAGCACGTGGCGTTTATAAAATCACCGACCCACGCATGCCTAGTTATATTAGGATGATAAACAGCTAAACTACATTGTTTGGAAGCGTTGAGAGTTCGTATGGCTGAAATTTGATGACCTCATTTTTCAGCCAAAAGTTCACCTCTTTCATCCGTTCCTGTAGCGGCATCAATTCATTACGAACAAACACCTGACTCGCCTTTTCCACATCCCCAAACCCGCCCGTATTATTCGGGATAACCCCCATCATCTGCGGTGGCACGCGGTGTGCGCTGAGCAGATCGTCACGGCTGGCGTTTTTGATGTTAAAGAAGTCGTCTTTGGTCGCCACCTCGCTTAACGGCACTATCTTAATGCCGTCCGGCTTACCATTGGGCGCGTAGAAAAACAGGTTCTTAAAATTCCCCAATCCCTTGGTGTTATTCATCGCAGAGCGTAGTCGTTCTACGTCGGTGCCGCTTTGTGCCGCATCGGTCACATACATGATGTAACCCGCGTGCGCGCCATTTTGATAATACTTGCGCCGGAACAGCGTCGCCGATTCGTTCAGCCATGCCGAGTTTAACGAGCTGATATATTCCGGTAGACCGTACATTTCCTGATTGATATCCGGCTCCAGCAGATGGAACACGCTACCTGGCTCAAAGCGGTGCGGCTCTTTGAATGACTGCACGAACCAGTAAACATCGTCCTCTACCCCTCGCCGGGTGTATTTGGCCGGGCTAGACTCCAGCCGTAATAAGCCCCCTACTCGGTTCAGCCGCTTTTCCAGAAACGCATTACCAAATACCAGATAATCCAGTACAAAGCGGCTAAAATCCTGCTGACTCAATAGCGGATGCGGGATAAACGTGCTCACCAGAATGTTACGTTTCACGTAGATCGGTGAGCTGTGGTGTACAGCTGCACGCAGGCTTTTAGCCAGACCGCTAAAGCTGATCGGCGGCTCAATCCACTTTCCATTATGGATGCATTCGGCGTAATCCAGAATGTCGCGGCGATCCAGAACGGCGGAGGGTTCACCAAAAGTAAACGCCTCCATTGGCTGCGGCTGGCTGACGGGTGCTGATGTTGGCTGGCGATATTTACGCTTTTTCATTCGTTAAAATCCAAAATGCTGACAGGGACATGACCGTTAATCGCGGTCAGGGGTTCATTTAACAGCGCGTGCATGGTTGCCCATGCCACATCGGCGTGGCTGATTTCTTCGCTGCGACTGGCTTCGTAAGTGGTGCGGTTACCGCTGGCCGTCATGGTTTTGCGTATGGCCATAAACGATTGGGTGATGTCGGTGTGGCTGGTGTCGTACTCCAGCCGCCCGCTGGTGATGGTGTCTTTCGCCTTGAGCACCATCGCGGTTTTAATTTCCGGGGAGTATTTGATTTCGCGTGCGGCCGGGAAGAAGCCACGCACCAGTTGGTACACGCCCTGACCGATGCCCGTTGCATCAATGCCGATGTATTCAACGATGTATTTTTCCGTCAGCAGCTTGATAGCGTCGGCCTGTGCGGCAAAGTCCATGCCTTTCCACTGGAAGCGCTCCAGAATGCGGAACTTGCCGCCCGGTGCCTGCGGCGGTGCCAGTACCACACAGCCCGCGCTGTCGCCCGTGTGTGACGGGTCGTAACCAATCCAGACCGGTTTATAAGCAAACGGGCGCAGCGCGTAGGGGTTAAAGTCTTCCCATTCTTCCAGCGCATCGACCATACAGCGCTGCAATTCCTCAAACGGGAACACTGACGCCTTATCGTCGACAAACTCGCACATCAGCAGGTTTTGATACTCCGCCGGGCTGTATTCCAGCGTGAGCTGGTCGAGGTCAAATAGATTACAACCCCCGGCCAGTGCATCTTCTACCGTCACAATCTGCCGCCACTGGCCGTCACCGCACAGCACGCCGCCGGACAGGTTGGCATGGCTTAAATCCAGATGGAGGTGATCGGCTTTGTTGCTGCGTCCTTTGTTGAACAGCTCACCTGACCAGAACGGATAGGCGCTGTGTGCCAGACTCGACGGCGTGGAAAAATACGTGCTGCGCCATTTCTTGTGCAACGACATGCCGCTGGCGACCTTACGCAGCTCCTGAAATTTGGGTATCCAGAAATATTCATCCAGATAGAGGTTTCCGGTGTAGCTCTGCGCGGTGCGAATGTTTGTACCGAGGAAGAACAGGCGCGCCCCGTTAGGCAGCACCATCGGATCGCCTTTCAGGTCAACATCGACCAGTCGGGCAAAATCAATGATGTAGTTTTTAAAGACGTGCGCCTGCGCCTTACTCGCTGACAGGAAAATCTGATTACGCCCGGTGGTCAGCGCATCAATCAGCGCCTCACGCGCAAAATAGAACGTCGCCCCAATCTGGCGCGATTTCAGGATATTGCGGATACGGTGCTGTAGCCCGGCCTGATGCCAGCCGCGCTGGTACTCGAAAATCTCACTCAGGAAAATGTCGTTCAGCTTCTCGATAGCCGACTCACTGAACGCGTTCTTTTCCGGTGCCTTGCGTTCACCCTTATTGCGGTTGCGCACGTTGGGATTGAGATCGGCCTCGTTGCCCGTCTGGCTGTAGCGGTTCACCCGCGCCAGCCGCTCAATCTGACGGCCTAACAGGTCGATTTCTTTGTAGTCATGCCCCTCCTTTTTCGTCTTCATGATGAGCTGAATCAACCGCGCTTCCAGACTGGCTTCAACACGCGATACCGGGGCGATAGCGTCCCAGCCGTCGCGCTGCTTCCAGCTCTGAACGGTCGGCGTTTTCTGGTTCAGCATTTCCCCAATCTGACGCACCGAAAAACCCTGCCAGTAAAGCAAGGCTGCCTGTCGTCGTGGGTCGCTGATGATGGTGGTATCGATGGCTGTATTCATGACGGCAAGGCTACGTCAGCGCCGACCTTCCCCGCCTTAAGTGCCTGTTGTGCCAGCGGTTAGCGAACCGTGATTGATGGCGCGGTAGGGTGTCACGCCGGATACTCGCCCCGACTTCCCGCAAACAACGGATGAGAAAATGGCAAAGAAAGTTTCTAAGTGGTTCCGCGTCGGTGTCGAGGGCGACACCTGCGACGGTCGTGTAATTGACGCGAACGATATTCAAAACATGGCGGATACGTTTGATCCGCGCGTCTACGGTTGCCGCATCAACCTTGAGCACCTGAAAGGCTTGTTACCTGACAGCCCGTTTCGCCGTTATGGCGATGTGGTCGAGCTGAAAGCCGAGACGATTGATGATGATTCAGCCCTAAAGGGCAAGCTGGCGCTGTTTGCCAAAATCACCCCGACTGACGAGCTGGTCTCTCTGAATAAGGCCTCGCAAAAGGTCTATACCTCGATGGAAATCCAGCCCAATTTTGCCAACACAGGCAAAGCGTATCTGGTCGGTCTGGCCGTCACCGACGATCCGGCAAGCCTCGGCACGGAAATGCTGGAGTTCAGCGCCAAAGCTAAACATAGCCCGCTGGCAACCCGCAAATCCTCCCCGGAAAACCTCTTTTCTGTCGCTACCGAAGTGACGCTGGAGTTTGAAGACCTGCCGGACGTGGAGCCGACGCTGTTGTCACGCATCAAAACCCTACTGAGCGGCAAACAGTCCAGCGATGACACACGTTTCAATGATGTGCATGAGGCAGTGGCTGCGGTTAGTGAGCATGTACAGAGCGGCTTTGATGATGTCTATCAGCGCATTTCAAAGATTGAAGTTGACCTTGCTGTTTATAAGCAGGATGCATCCCGCAAGAGCGATCAGGCACAACAGGAACTAACCGACCTCAAAGCGACGCTGGACGGCACCGAAAGCCTGTCACAGACGCGCCGCCCCCCGGCAACAGGCGGCGACGGTGAAGCCTCGTTGCTGACCAACTGCTAACGGGGCGCTGCCCCTTGATCCCCCTTTTCAGAAAGAACAGGAAAAACAATGCGTAAAGAAACCCGTTTTAAATTCAATGCCTACCTGACACAGCTTGCCAGCATCAACGGCGTTGACGTGGAAACCCTGAGTAAGAAATTCAGCGTCGAGCCGTCCGTCACGCAGTCACTGATGGAAGTGGTACAGGAATCCAGTGACTTCCTGACCCGCATCAATATCGTGCCGGTTGCCGAGCTGACCGGGGAAAAAATCGGCCTCGGCGTATCCGGGTCGGTTGCCAGCACCACGGACACCTCAAGCGGTGACGAGCGCGAAACTGCCGATCTACTGAGTCTGGAAGCGCGTCAGTACAAGTGCGAACAGATGAACTTTGATTTCCATATCCGTTACAACACCCTCGACCTGTGGGCACGTTTTCAGGATTTCCAGTTGCGTTTACGCAACGCCATCGCCAAACGTCAGTCGCTGGATTACATCATGGCCGGATGGCATGGCGTGAAACGTGCGGCAACCTCTGACCGTGCTAAAAATCCGCTGTTGCAGGATGTGGCGGTGGGCTGGCTGCAAAAATACCGTAACGAATCCGCCAAGCGCGTGATGGGTCGCGTCGTCGCAGAGGATGGCACCGTGATTTCCGAGCAAATCCGCGTCGGTGAGAACGGCGATTATGAAAGCCTCGACGCGCTGGTGATGGATGCGACCAACACCATGATCGACGAATGGCATCAGGAAGACCCCGATTTGGTGGTGATTTGTGGCCGTCAGTTGCTGTCCGATAAGTATTTCCCCCTGGTCAACAAGCAGCAGGAAAACAGCGAAATACTGGCCGCTGATGTGATTATCAGCCAGAAGCGCATCGGCAACCTGCCCGCAGTGCGCGTGCCGTACTTCCCAGCCAATGCCCTGATGATCACCCGTCTGGATAACCTGTCTATCTACTATATGGACGACAGTCACCGCCGCCACATTGAAGAGGTTGCCAAGCGTGACCGTATCGAAAACTACGAATCCATTAAGCAGGATTACGTCGTGGAAGATTACGGCTGCGGCTGTGTGATCGAAAACATCCAGCTCGGTAAGTTCCCGAAACCGCCGGAAGCGGAAAAAACCGCTGAGCCAGCCCCGTCAGGTACTGAAAACCCGACTGACACCCCAACCGATAACGCCGGAGCCTAAACCATGCTAAGCCCCGCCCAGCGTCACATGATGCGGGTGTCGGCTGCTGAGGCGTCGCAGCGGGAGAATGATCCGCTGCGACAGGCCACCGGATACGAGCAAATGCTGTTCCGGCTTGCGGCTGACAAACGCACGTTAAAACAGGTGCGCTCAATCGAGCGTAAAGCCGAGATGAAAAATGTCTTGCTGCCGGGCTATGCACCGTGGGTGGCGGGTGTCCTCGCCAGCGGTCGCGGCGCACAGGATGCGGTATTGATGACGGTCATGGTCTGGAAGCTCGACGCCGGAGACATCCCCGGTGCGCTGGAGATTGCCCGTTATGCCATCCAGCACAAACTGGTGATGCCGGAGGGATACACCCGCCCGACGCCGTACCTGTTGGCCGAAGATGTGGCCGACGCCGCAACCCGCGCCCATACCGCCGGGCAGGCGGTCAGTATTGACCTGCTGATCGACACGCTGACGTTGACCGATGCGGAAGACATGCCCGATCAGGTGCGCGCCAAGCTGCACAAAATCATTGGCCTGATACTGCGTGGCGGCAAGCCGGAGCAAGCCCTGTTTCACCTGAAACGCGCCTTTCAGCTTGATAGCCGAAGCGGCGTGAAAAAAGACATAGAGCGGCTGGAAACGGCGCTGCGCAAAGCAGCGGCCAGCCGTTAACCCAACGCGCCCCGCGCCGGGCGGCACACAGGCCGGAACAGTTCACTGTTTTCTGTGCCTGTGTCCACCGCCCACCTATTCAGAGGTTGTCATGACGACAATGATTTTCCCCGCGAAAGCGGAGCCACACCCGGATGCGGTGGTTATCCCTGTGCCTGCGCAACAGGATGCGGTAATCGAAAACACTTTTTTCTGGCCTGCCGTGGATCCGGGAACGCTGCGCACGCTGATGCGCCTTGAGAACACCGTCACGCCAGAACGCCTGCGCCATGCGGCATTAACCGCAATTTCAGAGGTTAACGCGGAGCTGTTCGAGTACCGCCGGGAACAGATCCCGTTAGGGTTTACCACGCTGGCAGATGTTCCCGCCGAGAAGATCGACGGCCAGAGCGAAAAGCTACATCACTACCTGCGTGCGGTCAGTGCCATTACCACGGCGACGCTGTACGAGCGTTACCGGAGCTATGACGCCAGTGCCAAAGGCGACCGCAAGGCCGATGCGCTCGACGGCACGATTGATGAGCTGTGGCGCGATGCGCGCTGGTCAATCAGTCAGTTGCAGGACAAGCCCCGCTGTATCATCGGGCATATCTGATGAACGTTATCGCCCAGCAGGGCGACACGCTGGACGCCCTGTGTTATCGCCATTACGGGCGCACGCAGGGTGCCGTTGAGGCAGTGTTAGCCGCTAATCCGGGGTTAGCCGAATTCGGGGCGATTCTGCCCCACGGCACCGCCGTCACCCTGCCGGATATTGCTGCCGCCCCTGTCGCAGAAACGGTGAGTTTATGGGATTGAATATGGAAAAAATCACGTCGTTTATCGCGTACTGGATAAGCGTCGCAATGGCCTTTTTTGGTGCCATGACGCCGCAGGATTTCGCGGCCTACTTCGGGGCGCTGGGGGTGGTGTTCACTGTCGGCGTTAACTGGTACTACCGCCGCAAAAGCTACCAGCTATTGAAGACTATCGATCCCCGCGAGGTTATCAATGAAATCACTCGTTAAACGCTGCGTTATCGCCACGGTGTTAGCGCTGGCCGCGTTAGTACCGGATTTTTCATTGCTGAAAACATCACAAGAGGGGCTGGCGCTGATTGCCGACCTTGAAGGATGCCGCTTAAGCCCGTACCAGTGTAGCGCGAATGTGTGGACAAACGGGATCGGACACACCGCAGGCGTGGTGCCGGGGAAAACCATCACCGAGCGTGAGGCGGCGGTCAATCTGGTTGCCGATGTGTTGCGGGTCGAAAAGGCGCTGGCACGCTGTATGGCCGTTAATATGCCGCAGGCCGTCTATGACGCCATCGTGAGCTTTGCGTTTAATGTCGGTGTCGGTGCGGCGTGCCGCTCTACGCTGGCGTTTTTCATCAACAAAGGCCAATGGCGTAACGCCTGTGACCAGCTATTACGCTGGGTCTATGTCAACGGCCAGATATCACGCGGTATTGAAACCCGTCGCCAACGTGAGCGTGCCGTATGCCTTAAGGGGGCGGCATGAGCACGTTTACCCGCGTAATCCTTGTTGTTGCCGCGTTGTTCATCGTGCTGCTGTACGTGACTAAGCGGCAACTGTCTGACGCGGAAACACTGATTAGCGAACAGAGCGCAACGCTGGTTAAACAGTCGCTTGAACTGCTGGTCAGGGATGGAGTGATCGACGAGTTGCAGTCCAGTGCGATACGCAACGAACAGGCACAGATGGAACTGCGCACCAAACTATCACAGGCCGGGCAACTGGCCGCCGGGCGCGAACGTACACTAACGAGGTTGCTTAATGAAAACGCCGATCTGCGCCGCTGGTATGGCACTGCTTTGCCTGACGACTTTAAGCGGCTGCACACCCGCCCCGCCTTTGACAGCCCCGACGCTTATTTACGTTGGCTGTCCGAAAGTAACGAGCTGCCCGATACCGGGCAGCCACCCGGAAACCAACGGTGATTTAAGCGCGGATAACCGCCAGTTAGAAGGCGCGCTGGTGAGCTGTGCGCTACAGGTCGAAACAATCAAACACTGTCAGGAACAACACGATGCTGAAACCCAACAGCCTACGCAGCGCATTAAGTGACGCGGTGCCAATACTGAAAAACAATCCAGATATGCTGCATGTCTTTATCGACAGCGGCGCTGTGGTGTCCACACTGGCCGCATCGCTGTCGTTTGAAAATCAGTACACGCTGAATCTTGTCATCACGGATTTTACTGACGATATCGACTGGCTACTGGTGCCGATTCAGGCGTGGTTACGTGAAAACCAGCCGGATATCACCCATGACAGCAAAGGTTTTACCTACATCGCTGACATTAACGATAACGGTAGCTGTGATATCAGTATCAGCCTGAAACTCACCGAGCGGGTGATCGTCAAAGAAGTTGATAAGGCGTTGCATGTTACCCACGCGCCAGAGCCGCCGTTACCTGTTCCCGTCACGCGCCCGGATTCCATGTATATCAACGGCGAATTAGCGAGTCAGTGGCATGAATGAGCTGAAACCCTTTGACGACAAGCTGGCCGGGCTGATTGCCAGCCTGTCAGCGTCTGGCCGTCGAAAGTTGGCCGGAACGGTGGCAAAAGCCCTGCGCGGTAGCCAGCAACAGCACATCAAACAACAGCAGGCACCGGACGGCACCCCCTATGCCCCGCGCAAAGCCCAGCCAATCAAGGGCAAGAAAGGCAGGGTTAAACGGCAGATGTTCCAGAAACTGCGTACCGCCAAATACCTGAAAGCCAAAGGCACCGCCGATGCGGCCAGCGTGGAATTTATCGGACGAGTACAGCGCATGGCGCGTGTGCATCATTATGGCCTGCGCGATCGGCCTAACCGCAACAGCAACGATGTGCAATATGAGGCAAGGCCGCTGTTGGGGTTTAATCAGGAGGATATTGCGCAGGTTGAGGCGCTACTGATGGAGCAATTGGCAAAATAAAAAGGTTCCGTTTACGAACAGAGCAATAATACATATCAATTGGCTCTATTCATTTTCAATGTTGTTTAAGTGTTCTGAATTATAATTATTACTACCTGTTAGAATAACTCTTGCTATTTGTTTGAAATGTGATGATTTAACAGAGAATTCGTCTTGGTATACACTCTTGACGTGATTCGCAAATGCTTCGGCTGCTTTTATCTCAATTTCCATTTTTATAGAATCACTTTGTGCCTTTGTATATCTTTCACTAATTGCTCTGGTGAAATCAAATAGTTGACCATTGGATAATGTGTTAAGGATTTCTAAAATATCCTTGGGGGATTTTTTTGTAATAAAAATAGGAGTATTAATTGAATTATTTATAATTTCCATTGTTTCACTTGGGTTGTTTAAAATGTCGTCCCAAAATGATGTCTCAAAGGAGGGGGGGGTAGATTCAACATATTTTTTATTTTTCTCCATTACATAACAGTAAACTTTTTGCGAATAGTCGAAAGAGGATCCAATAAAATGACTATCATTCAATGGTATGCGATCCATCAAATTTTCTTGATACAACCAATCTATCAATTTTATAAAGTGTGAAGATGCACGCTCCAATTTATATTTAATTACACCTCTCATAATGTCACAAGTGACCCTATGTGCTAATACAACAATGGTTGCGGGATTCTTGATTTCTTTTTTTATAAATAGTTCAATAATGGTTCCTAGGAATATACATCTTGATTCAATGTCATCTCTTGAGTAAAAATCAATTACTTGAAGATATTTATCGTGGTTTTTTTCAATGCTCCACTTTGAAAATTCGTCACGGAAGTCAGAAGCAACATAATAAGAATTTTTTATTATTGAGAATATACCACCAAGCTTAATGCTGGATTCTCCATAATTAAATATTATATCTAGCAATTCTTTTTCTTCCTTTGATATTTCAGTGTCTTTATTTTTTGATTTATTAAAATACCCTAAAATAGATAAAGATTCATAATTATTTTCTGGGGTGAGGTTAAGGTTTAAAAACTTATCTTTTTTCTCTATTTCTTTATAATACTTCGTTACCAATATTTTAGTCGCCAATAACATATTGAAGTAATTAGTCGTCAATAATTTCGATATATTCATCGCGCTTTTATTATTAATGTATATGGCATTAAATAATATGATGCATTCAGTAATCAACCTTATGTTGTCACACTTTGATATCATTAAGGTTTCAAAGAAGAAATTTATATTGGATAAAATGATGTCAATCACCTCATAATTCAGTTCGCAACTTATTGCGTTGATGATTGATATGTCAAATATGGTATTTTTGGATCCTTTGAGATTGCTAACCATGTATATATTACCAACTGTTTTCTCCAGTGCGTTGGCTAGTGAGATCTTATTGGGTTTTGTTAGGTTTTCCGAGCACCCAACAATAATGCATTTAGCTCCATGTTGTTCGACGAGTTTATTTATATACGATAAGCATGTTGTTATATCCCCGTCCCATCTTTCCAAGTCATCAAAACAAAAAACCTGAGATTTAGCATTGCTTAGCATACGTTCTTTTCTGAGCTTCAATAAATATTGAACGACTGAGCCAATTCCACCGACCTTAATGGATTCATAAGAAATCGATTGACTGTCAAGTACTTTAATCATTTCATTTGTTGAGTTGCTTGATATTGATAAAAACTTAAATATTTCCTTTTCAATGTCCTCAACAGATTTTAGTCCAAAAAGAGAGGTGTAAACAATTTTGTTTTCAGGGCTGTTCTTTATGAAGATATCTTTTATCAAAGTTGTTTTGCCACTACCCCAACCACCATCAATCATTATTGCATGTGAGCTTTGTTTTGCGGAAATATATGCATTAATAATATTTATGATTTGTAATCTGTTGTTCATTTGCAACCCCAAAGATGAGTATTCGGTTGTTTCATTATTGGTACAAAGCAAAGTCATAGAAACGTAAGTGATTCTGTATCACTCTTTTTGTATGAACATACATTCTACCCTTACCGAAATCCAGCGCCTCTTGCGCAATATGAACCGTGTCGGTGTCGTGACCCACGTCAACACAGCGGACGCCCTGTGCCGGGTACAAACCGGAGGCATGACCACGGGCTGGTTGAACTGGTTAACCCGCCGCGCCGGACGCTCCCGCGACTGGTGGGCACCTTCCATCGGTGAGCAGGTGTTGATCTTGTCCATCGGCGGCGAACTGGACACCGCCTTTGTGCTGCCCGGCATCTATTCCGATAACAACCCCGCGCCGTCAGCCTCTCCTGATGCGTTGCACATCAGCTTTCCCGATGGTGCGGTGATTGAGTACGAACCCGCTACCGGGGCGCTGACCGTCAGCGGGATTAAAACCGCCGACGTCACCGCCTCTGAATCCCTCACTGCCACGGTGCCGCTGGTCACGGTGAGGGCGTCAACCCGTATCACGCTGGATACACCGGAAGTGGTCTGTACCAACAAGCTGATTACCGGAACGCTGGAGGTGAAACAAGGCGGCACGATGAGTGGCAACATAGAGCATTCCGGCGGGTCGCTGTCGTCCAATGGCAAAGTGTTGCACACCCACCGACACCCCGGCGACAGTGGCGGCACGACAGGCGCGCCACTATGACAGCACGTTACCTCGGCATGAGCCGTGACAGCGGTCAGACCCTCGGCGACCTTGAGCACATTCGCCAGAGCGTGCGCGATATTCTCATTACCCCCGTCGGGTCGCGGGTGATGCGCCGGGATTACGGGTCGCTGCTGTCGGCGCTGATCGACCAGCCGCAAAATCCCGCCGTGAAATTACAGGTCATGGCGGCATGTTACATGGCGCTGCTGCGCTGGGAGCCACGCATCACGCTGACGGCCATCAACCTGACAAGCACCTTTGACGGTCGTCTGACGGTCGATATTACGGGCGTGCTGGCTGACAGCAGCGCCGTTTCCCTTTCTGTTCCTGTGAGCTGACACATGGCGATGATTGATTTAAGCCAGCTTCCCGCGCCTGTCGTGGTGGAAGAACTGGACTACGAGGCAATTTACACCGAGCGCAAAGCGATGCTGCTGTCGCTCTACCCGGAAGACCAGCGCGCCGCCGTTGCCCGCACGCTGACGCTGGAATCCGATCCGCTCGTCAAACTGTTGCAGGAAAACGCCTACCGTGAATTGTTATGGCGCCAGCGCGTCAATGAAGCCGCCCGCGCCGTGATGGTGGCGTATGCGCAAGGGAGTGACCTCGACCAGCTCGGCGCCAATTTCAGCGTGTCCCGTCTGGTTATCACCCCGGCTGACGATTCAACGTTGCCGCCAACGCCTGCCCTGATGGAATCTGACAGCGATTTTCGCCTGCGCATTCAGCAGTCTTTCGAGGGCTTAAGCGTTGCCGGGTCGGTCGGGGCTTACCAGTACCACGGACGCAGCGCCGACGGACGTGTGGCCGATGTTTCAGTTATCAGCCCCAGCCCGGCCAGCGTCACGGTGTCGGTACTGTCACGCGAGGGCGACGGCAGCGCCAGCCCGGAGCTGGTCGCTATTGTTGCCGCTGCACTCAACGGCGAAGACGTGCGCCCGGTGGCTGACCGGGTAACGGTGCAATCCGCCGCCATTGTGCCGTATGAGATTGACGCGATGCTGTACCTGTATTCGGGACCGGAAAAAGAGCCTGTTCGCGCTGCGGCCGAGCAGAAGCTGAAAGCCTATATCAGCGCGCAGCACCGATTAGGGCGGGATATTCGTCGCTCGGCGATTTACGCTGCGCTGCACGTCGAGGGCGTGCAACGGGTCGAGCTGACGACACCCGCCGCCGATATCGTGCTGACCGCCGCGCAGGCGTCCTACTGTTCCGGTTATCAATTGGCTGTGGGCGGTGCCGATGAGTGATACCCGTTTGCTGCCTGTCGGATCGTCCGCGCTGGAAGTCGCCGCCGCCACTGCCTGTGCCGAGATTACCCGCGTACCGATTCCCCTGCGTCTGCTGTGGAACCCGGATACCTGCCCGGCACATTTGCTGCCGTATCTGGCGTGGGCGTTTTCCGTTGACCGCTGGGATGAGGCGTGGCCGGAGAGCGTGAAACGTCAGGTGATCCGCGATGCGTTCTTTATCCATCGTCACAAAGGCACGATTGGTGCGCTGCGGCGCGTGGTGGAGCCGTTTGGTTATCTGATCCGTATCAGCGAATGGTTTCAGAACGGCGGAGAGCCAGGCACGTTTCGCCTGGACATTGGCGTGCAGGATAGCGGCATTACCGAGGAAACGTTTTACGAGCTGGAGCGGCTGATTGCCGACGCCAAACCCGCCTCCCGTCACATGCTGGGGCTGAATATCAACCTCGACACACAGGGCGCGGCCTATGTTGCCGCGCTGTCTTATGGCGGCGACGAGCTGACTATTTACCCCTATTTTCCTGAAACGATTACTGTATCCGGTCTGAATGTGACCGGGGCAGCACTTCATTTAATCGACAACGTGAGCGTAACCGCATGAGTGCAACCTATTTTGCCCTGTTAACGAACATCGGCGCGGCCAGACTGGCTAATGCGACCGCGCTGGGTAACCGCCTGAACATCAGCCAGATGGCCGTCGGTGACGGCGGCGGTGTCTTGCCGATACCGAACCCGGCACAAACCGCGCTGATAAACGAACAGCGCCGGGCAGCACTCAATAGCCTGAGTGTTGACCCGAAAAACCCCAGCCAGATTATCGCCGAGCAGGTTATTCCCGAAAATGAGGGCGGTTGGTGGGTGCGTGAGGTTGGCCTGTTTGATGACGACGGCAATCTGATTGCGGTCGCCAACTGCCCGGAAACCTACAAGCCGCTATTGCAGCAGGGAAGCGGCCGCGTTCAGACCGTGCGCATGATTTTGATTGTCAGCAGCACCGATGCCGTGACGCTGAAAATCGACCCGGCGGTGGTGCTGGCAACGCGCAGCTATGTAGATGAGTCACTGGCAGAGCATGAAAAAAACCGCAAACACCCTGACGGGACACTGACTGCAAAAGGCTTTGTGCAACTGAGCAACGCGACGAGCAGCGACAGTGAAACGCTGGCCGCTACCCCAAAAGCGGTGAAAGCGGCAAATGATAACGCCAACGGGCGTGTGCCATCTGGCCGCAAGGTAAACGGCAAGGCGCTGACGGCAGATATCACGCTGGGTGCCGGGGATGTGGGCGCGTACACCACATCGGAAACCGATACCCGCGTCGCCGCTGCCGCTAACACCGCAGCCAGCGCCAACGCGAACGCCAATGGCCGTGTGCCGTCTGGCCGTACCGTTAACGGTAAAGCGCTGTCGGCAGATATCGTGCTGGGTGCCGGGGATGTGGGCGCGTTAGCGAAAGACCAGAACGGCGCAGATATCCCAAACAAGGTGATGTTTGCTAAAAATGCGAGCGTGCCGTATTTGGGCAGCGGCTGGGTGAATTTTGGTAACAGCGCGGGCGCGTGGACGACCCAGCAATTTGTTGATTTCCTGAATGACATGGGGGCGTTTGATCATCTGTATTTTGTGTGTGCCGCGACATGGAGCTACGCCACTAATAGAAAAATCACGGATACAGGCTGCGGCATCATTGAGTTATCGGGCGCAACGGTTGAAGTTTTCGCCGACAGGTTCTATCTGAGAACGATTCGTGTCACTACGATGGCGACATCCAACGATCCGACATTATTACCGGGACAGTTTATTTATGTCGATGAGGGGAACGGCGGGCGCTGGAGGCGGGATTTTAATACTGACAATCTCACCCCGGCGAGTATTGGCGCGATTCAGGGAAATGAGTTGGTCGGTATCCCCCAGCCGTGGCCGTTAGTCACTGCCCCCGACGGCTGGTTAGCGTGCGCCGGTCAAACCTTTGACACGTCGCGTTACCCCGTTCTGGCTAGCCGTTACCCGCAGGGGAGATTGCCCGACCTGCGCGGCGAATTTATTCGGGGCTGGGACAATGGGCGCGGGGCGGATACGGGACGCAGCAATCTGTCCAGCCAGTCGTTTTCAACCGAGTCACACACGCATGCAGGCGCGACGCTGGATTCGGGATACGGTGAAATAGTTCACATGGGGAAAGGATTGCAGAACGGGGACGCTACGCTGTATTCACGCACAGGTTTGAATAACAACGCTGGCACCGAAACCCGCCCCCGCAATATCGCATTTAACTACATCGTGAGAGCCGCATAATGAGCAGCAATTATTCAACGAAAATCAACGCAGCAGTATTGAACGATAACGGGCTGGCCATCAATTCCGGCTGGATTACGGTTTACCACGTTAATTCAGCGACGCAGGAATACCAGAGCGCCAGCTATGAATACGTCCTGCAGGGCGTCGGCCTGCCTGCGGACAGCTACGCCGACGAGCCGGAATTACCGCCTGTCGGCCAAGCCTTGCGCCGTAGTGCAGACGGTCAATCATGGGAACAGGTGCCAGACTATCGCGGCCAGACGGTTTACCACACCGACACGCGACAGGCACAGATCGTTACGCAGTTTGGCGAACTGCCGGATAGCGTCACGCTGCTGAAACCTGCGTCAGAGTTTGATAAGTGGAACGGGAAAAAGTGGCTGATCGACAAAGCAGCTAAAGCCGCCGCTGCTGTCAAATCCGCACAACAGGAGCTGGCGGCACGCAAAGCGGCTGCCACGTCACGCATTACCGAGCTGACGTATGCGGTTAATCTGGACATTGCGACCGACGCCGAAAAGGCCGCGCTGGCAGCGTGGCAAAAATACACTGTGCTGCTGAGCCGTATCGATGTTAACGCTACTGATATCGACTGGCCGCTGACACCGGGTAACGAATTGATCGCTAGCGCCGATCAATAACGCCTAATCGATCTGTATAAACGTTTATAAAATAATCACCCGAAATGTCATTATGTCGTTGGTTTTAAAAATAATGATATATCAGGGAAAGCAAAGCCCACCGTCCGCCAACGGTGGGCTTTTTTTGTGCCTGTTTTCCGTCTCTTTGTTGTACCAGCCCCCACCGTACCCGCATGACTCGCCCATGCTCGCACCACACCGGACAATAACCGCTCCTAATGCAGCAATAGTGCTATTAGCTGGAGCCTGAATGTATGAGTGATTTTCACCACGGCGTGCAGGTCGTCGAGATTAACGACGGCACGCGCGTTATTTCCACCGTATCCACCGCGATTATCGGTATGGTGTGTACCGCACCCGATGCCGACGTGGCAACCTTTCCCCTCAATACCCCGGTACTGATTACCAACGTGCTGTCCGCCGTCGGCAAGGCCGGGAAAAAAGGCACGCTGGCCGCCGCCCTGTCCGCCATCGCCGACCAGTCCAAACCCGTTACCGTTGTGGTTCGCGTTGACGAGGGAAAAGACGAGGCCGAAACCATCAGCAATGTGATCGGCGGCAGTGACGTAAACGGCAAATACACCGGGATGAAATGCCTGTTAGATGCCATGACCGTCACGGGGGTGAAACCGCGCATCCTCGGTGTGCCGGGGCTGGACTCGCTGCCCGTTGCCACCGCGTTAGCGTCCATCTGTCAGTCGCTGCGGGCATTCGGTTACGTCAGCGCGTGGGGCTGCAAAACCCTGTCGGACGCCATCAACTACCGCGAGAATTTTAGCCAGCGTGAACTGATGGTGATCTGGCCGGATTTTATCGCGTGGGACACGACGGCCAACGCCAGCGCCACCGCGTATGCCACCGCCCGCGCTCTGGGATTGCGCGCCAAAATCGACCAAGAAACCGGATGGCATAAAACCCTGTCTAACGTCGGCGTGAACGGCGTGACGGGTATCAGCGCCTCGGTGTATTGGGATTTGCAGGCACCCGGCACCGATGCGGATTTGCTGAATCAGGCAGGCGTGACCACGCTGGTGCGTAAAGACGGCTTCCGCTTCTGGGGTAACCGCACCTGTTCTGACGATCCGCTGTTCCTGTTTGAGAACTACACCCGCACCGCGCAGGTGCTAGCTGACACGATGGCCGAAGCGCACATGTGGGCGGTGGATAAGCCCGTTACCGCGACGCTTATCAAAGACATTATCGAAGGTATCAAGGCCAAGTTTCGCGAACTGAAATCCAATGGCTACATCATTGATGCGGATTGCTGGTATGACGAAACGGCCAACGATAAAGACACCCTCAAAGCGGGGAAACTGTATATCGATTATGACTATACCCCCGTTCCGCCTCTGGAAAATCTCACCCTGCGCCAGCGTATCACCGATAAATATCTGGTGAATCTGGCCGCGTCGGTCAACAGCTAAGGAGCTAACGCGCTATGGCACTGCCTCGCAAACTGAAATTTATGAACCTGTTCAATGACGGCCTGAGCTACATGGGGATCGCCTCTGCCGTCACGCTGCCGAAACTCACGCGCAAGCTGGAGAACTATCGCGGCGGCGGCATGAACGGCACCGCCCCTGTCGATTTTGGGCTGGATGATGATGCGCTGGCGATGGAATGGACGCTCGGCGGTTTTGCTGACAAAACGCTGTGGAGTCAGTACGCCGCGCCGGGTGCCGATAAAGTGCTGCTGCGATTTGCCGGGTCATATCAGCGTGATGACACCGGGGAAATTTCGGCAGTTGAGGTCGTTATGCGTGGTCGTCATAAAGAAATTGATGGCGGCGAGAGCAAACAGGGTGAAGCGACAGAAACCAAGGTTTCGACCCAGTGCACGTACTACAAACTGACCATCGACGGCGAGGAGATGATCGAGATTGACACCATCAACATGATTGAACGTGTTGTCGGTGTTGACACGATGGAGCAACACCGTCGGGCGATTGGTCTGGCGTAACCCTGTCCGGCCAGCCCGGCGCTGGCCGTCTTCTTTCTATTTTCTATCTGAACACAGAGGCAACATCATGAACAAAAACGACAACGTGGTAACACTGGAAAACCCTATCAAACGTGGCGAAACCGTCATCGATACTATCACCCTGATTAAACCGACTGCCGGAACGCTGCGCGGCGTCAGTCTGGCGGCGCTGGCCGGGTCGGACGTCGACGCACTGATTAAAGTACTGCCGCGCATGACCATGCCGGCACTCACCGAAACCGACATCACTCGCATGGAATTGCCGGATATGATTGCCATCGCGGGCAAGGTGGTCGGTTTTTTGACGCCGAAATCGCAACAGGAAACCTCCCCCGAAGCCTGAGTGTTGATGAGCTGATGGCGGATATCGCGGTAATTTTTCACTGGCCGCCATCGGAGCTGTACCCAATGACCCTCACCGAGTTGATCCTGTGGCGCGACAAGGCGCTGAAACGCAGCGGACACCATAACAATGAGTAACACTCTACAGTTAAGCGTTTTGCTGGAAGCCGTGGACAGGGCAACCCGCCCGTTTAAGGCGGTGCAAACCGCCAGTAAAAAACTGTCGGGCGATATCCGTGATTCACAGACCCAGCTCAAAGAGCTGAACGCACAGGCCGGGCGTATCGATGGCTTTCGCAAGACAAAAAACCAGCTCGGCGAAACAGGCGCAGCACTCCAGCAGGCACAGGCGAAAGCCGCCGAGCTGTCGGCCGCGCTGCGCAATAGCGAAAACCCCACCAAACGGCAGGCGCAGGCGCTGGAGCGGGCAAAACGTCAGGCCGCCACGCTAAAAACCGAGTATGCGGCGCTGCGTCAGTCGGTACAGCGCCAGCGTACTGAGTTAGAGCAGGCAGGCATCAGCACGCGCAATCTGTCCGGCGCGGAACGCCAGTTACGCACGAACATCACCCAGACAACGGCACAGCTTGACCAGCAGCGCGCCGCGCTGTCCCACGTCAGCCAGCAACAGGAAAAACTGAACGCGGTCAGAAAGCGCTACGAGAAAGGCGCGGAAATCACCGCAGGTGTGCGCAATACCAGTGCGGCGGCGTTTGGCCTCGGTTCCGCGGCGCTGTATGCCGAAAGCCGCCTGATTGCGCCGTCGGTACAGGCCGACGGACACGGGGCGCGCATCGCAGCACAGACGGGCGGGAATGCGGCCGACGGCGACCAGTACACCCGCGTTATCAAAGAGGTTAACGCCTCGGGTGTGAGTAATGACCTCAACCAGATAGCGGATGCCGTGGCCGCCGTGCGCAGCACGCTGGGGGCGATGGGAGACGTCGGGGAAACCGAGCTGGCGCGGATATCGCGGAAGGCGCTGGACATACAAACGGCGCTCGGCGGCGACGCAACCGAGAGTATCCAGATAGCCGCCATCATGATGAAAAACGGCCTTGCGAAGAACAGCGACGAGGCGTTTGATTTGATGGTATCCGGGATGCAGCGCGTATCCGCCCAGATGCGCGGCGAACTGCCGGAAATTCTGCACGAATATTCGACCCACTTCCGCAACATGGGCTTTAGTGGATCGGAAGCCATGACGCTGCTGGTTGATATGGCACAGCAAGGTAAGTTCGCGCTGGACAAGACAGGCGACGCGGTGAAGGAGTTCAGCATTCGTGGGTCGGATATGTCAAAGGCCAGCATTGAAGCCTATGACGCCGCCGGACTCAATGCCGCCAAAATGTCTACCGCGATTGCCAGCGGCGGCGATAAGGCGCGGGTTGCGATGCAGAAAACCGCCAACGGGCTGCTGAAAATTAAAGATCCGGCAGAACGGGCAAATGCCGCTATCGCTCTGTTCGGTACGCCGATTGAAGACCTGTCGATTGACCAGATACCGAAATTTCTGGCCGCACTGGCCGGAGCTGAAAACAAGCTCGGTGATGTGTCCGGGGCGGCTGACCGCATGGGCGATACCCTGCGCGATAACCTCGAAGGGGATATCGGGCGGCTACAGGGCGCGATGTCCAGCCTGAGATTTAACCTGTTCAATGACGATGACGGCGCACTGCGCAAACTGACGCAGGCCGCGACAGAATGGTTAATCCGCGTCAATGAATGGGTCAAGGCTAACCCGGAGCTGACGCGGCAGATAGTGATGGTGGGTGGCGCTGCCACGGCGTTAATTACCGTGCTGGGTGGGCTGGGGCTGGTTGCGTGGCCTGTCATGAGCGGGATAAATGCATTAGTCGGTGGAGCAGGTTTACTGAGTGCCGGATTACGGTTCGCCGGAACACGTGGTGTGACGCCCTTGTCAGGTGGGTTAAACCGCCTCGGCGGTGTGATCGGCTGGCTGGCAAAGTCGCCGCTGATGCTGCTACGTGCCGGAACCTCGGCGCTGACCTCGGTATTCGGGGCGGTCAGTAACCCGCTGACCATTATCCGGGGCGCGATGTCGGGTTTTGGCCGGGTGCTGATGTGGCTGTTTACGTCACCGCTGGCACTGCTGCGCACTGGCATTACGCTGGTTGGCAGTGCGTTAGGCGTGCTGCTGTCTCCCGTCGGGCTGGCCGTCGCGGCGATTGTCGGCGGCGCGCTGCTTATCTGGAAATACTGGGAGCCGATTCAGGCCTTTATCGGCGGCGTGGTTGAGGGATTTGTTGCAGCAAGTGCGCCCATTATTGCGGCGTTTGAGCCGCTCCAGCCTGTCTTTACGTGGATTGGCGACAAAATCAAAGCATTGTTTGGCTGGTTCGGCGATCTGCTGACGCCCGTCAAATCCACTGCCACCGAGCTGGACGGTGCGGCCAGCATGGGGAAACGCTTTGGTGAGGCGCTGGCTAACGGGCTTAACATCATCATGAACCCGCTGGAGTCGCTGAAAAAAGGCGTATCGTGGCTGCTGGAAAAGCTGGGGCTGGTTGACGATAAATCGAAGAAGCTGCCGACGGCTGAAAATATTATACCGCCGAAGGAGGCTGCCGCGCTTAAGGTCGGCGTGAGCCGCGCACCAACACCGCAAGGTAACGACGCGCAATCAATTGCAGATCGCTACAGCGGTGTACGCGATAACGGCGGTGGTATCAAGCTGGGAGAGTTTGCCGTCGTCGGTGAACATGGCCCGGAAATCGTTGAAGGTCCGGTCAATGTCACCAGCCGTAAAAAAACGGCGGCGATGGCCTCTGCTGCCATGAACATGTCCGCCTATCGCCCGATAGCGCCAACGGTTCAGGCCAGCGCGGCATCATCCCCGATTAGCATTCACGCACCAATTAGCATTGTTGCCCAGCCCGGCCAGAGTGCGCAGGACATCGCGAAGGAAGTCACACGCCAGCTTGAGCAGCGGGAACGGGCGGCGCGGTCACGCGCATTCAGTCAGTATAGTTATCAGGGAGGTGAATAAGATGATGCTCACATTAGGGCTGTTTGTGTTCCAGCTCCAGACCCTGCCGTACCAGAACATGCAACGTAACGTTGACTACCGCTGGCCGTCAAACAGCCGCGTCGGTCAGCGTCCGGCGTTGCAGTTCTTAGGCATTGAAGACGAAAAAATCACATTGTCGGGGGAGCTGCTGCCGGAAATCACAGGCGGCACGCTGTCATTGTTGATGCTGGAGACGATGGCCGATCAGGGACGCGCATGGCCGCTGATTGAGGGTAGCGGCACCATTTACGGCGTGTTTGTGGTGAACAATATCAGCCAGACGAAAACCGATTTTTTCACAGATGGCCGCGCCCGGCGGATTGAGTTCACCATCACGCTGACCCGCGTTGACTCGTCGCTGTCTGCGATGCTGGGCGATTTACGCCAGCAGGCGGAGGGATTGATCGGCAGCGCCGGGGAAATAGCGAACAAGGCGCAATCCGCCATCGGGGGATTATTCGCATGATTAACCCGCTGAACGTTCGCGCAGGCAGTAAAACTGCCCCGGCGTACCTGCTGCGACTCAATGAGCAGGACATTACAACCGTTATCAGCCCGCGCCTGCTATCACTGAGCCTGACCGATAACCGGGGATTTGAGGCCGACCAGCTCGACATCGAGCTGGACGACAGCGACGGGCTGTTGCAGTTACCCCGCCGGGGCGCGGTGCTGTCGGTGTTTTTGGGTTGGGAAGGGGAAGCGCTGATCGGTAAGGGGGATTTTACGGTTGATGAAATAGAACATCGTGGCACGCCGGATACGCTGACCATCCGGGCGCGGAGTGCTGATTTTCGCGGGTCGCTGAACTCCCGGCGTGAGCTGTCGTATCACGACACCACGCTGGGGGCGATTGTTGAACAGGTGGCGAAGCGTAACAACCTTGCGCCGATGCTGGCCGACGGATTCGCGGGGATAAAAATTCCGCACATCGACCAGACGCAGGAAACCGACGCGGTATTTATTACCCGGCTGGCTGAGCGCAACGGGGCGATTGTGGCAATCAAAGCCGGGCGTTTGCTGTTTATCCGTCCCGGAACGGGGAAGACGGCCAGCGGCAAGCCCATCCCGCAGCAGATTATTGAACGCAGCGACGGCGATCAGCACAGTTTTAGTCTGGCTGACCGGGGCGCGTACACAGGCGTAACGGCAAGCTGGCTGCATACCAAAGAGCCGCAACCTGAAAAGCCGAAAACGGTAAAGGTAAAGCGTCAGAAAAAAGTGTTATTGCATCAGGGAGCACAACCACAGAAGCCGCACCCTAAAGTGAAAAAGGCAAAGAAGGAGCCAGAAGCCCGTGAGGGGGATTATCTGGTTGGCACCGATGAAAACGTGCTGGCGCTGACCACGGTTTTTGCGACCAAGGCACAGGCCATGCGTGCCGCACAGGCAAAGTGGGACAAGCTGCAACGCGGTGTCGCGGAGTTTTCTATTACACTGGCAATGGGACGCGCCGACCTGTTCCCGGAAACGCCTGTTCAGGTGAGCGGATTCAAACAGGTGATCGACGAACAGGAATGGACAATCTCAAAAGTGACGCACAGTTTGAGTAATTCAGGCTACGTTACCGCGCTGGAACTGGAAGTGCTACTGTCTGATGTTGAGTATGAGGGAAGCGAGTAGTAATTCATTTTCAAATCAATGTTTGAAAAATCGAATTAAATGATAGAATCGACGATATAAACCAAACAGGATGATAAGGCGGTTTACAAAATGATGCATTGCCCACTCTGCCAAAATGCAGCGCACGCGAGATCCAGTCGCTACATTACAAATAAGACAAAAGAACGTTATCACCAATGCCAGAATATCAACTGCGGTTGTACATTCAAATCAATGGAAACCATAGCGGATATAATTATGACGCCGGGCAATGTTAAGCCCGCCCCACCACATCCTGATCGGTCAAATCAGGGAACACTCTGGATTTAACTTTCTTTCCCCTCTCTCTTATGCCCACCATACTAAGGTGGGTTTTCTTAATCATCATTGTTTAAATCCATCACTGACAAACATTTATGCTGTTTCTTTATACAGCATAATGTCCTATTTACCTCGGATTTGAGAAATGAGTATCAGAAAGTTAACCACAGGAAAGTGGCTATGTGAGTGTTACCCAAATGGCAGAAAAGCAAAGCGAGTAAGAAAACAATTTTCAACCAAAGGCGAGGCCGTATCATATGAACAGTATGTTATGGAACAGGCCAAGTTAAAACCGTGGCTAGGGGAGAAAGAAGATCGTCGAAAACTCAGTGAGTTGATTGACCTGTGGTACAAGCTACACGGCTGTTCATTGAACGATAAAAAAGGCCGTTTAGGAAAACTTAAAATTATCTGTAATGGACTCGGCGATCCAATCGCATCAACACTGACAGCAAAGGATTGGGCACACTACAGAGATCTACGGTTGCAAGGTGCTATTGATAATGGCTACAGCACTAGTCTTGAAACAAGAAAAGTGTCCACCGGAACAATTAACTGTGAACACTCTTTTTTACGAGCCGTTTTTAATGAATTAAAACGGCTTGGTGAATGGGGATTACCTAATCCACTTGAAAATATAAGAGTATTCGACCAACCAGAGCGTGAAATGGCGTGGCTTACTCCTGAACAAATAGCCAAATTATTAGTAGCCTGTGAAAATCATAAAAATGAAGAATTAACCCTTATTGTAAAAGTATGCCTTTCAACTGGAGCGCGCTGGAATGAAGCAGCAAAACTTAAATCATCCCAACTGTCCCCATACAAAATTACTTTCATTAACACGAAAGGGAAAAAGAACCGTACCGTTCCAATTTCTGAGCAGCTTTACCAAGAATTAATCAGCCGCAACGGAAAGCCATTTTCCCCTTGCTATAAACAATTCTATCGGGTCGTCAGAATGGCAGGCATTGAGTTGCCAGAGGGACAAATGACACACGTATTACGCCACACATTCGCCAGTCATTTCATGATGAACGGCGGTAATATTATTGTGTTACAGAGGATTCTGGGGCACTCCGACATACGCGTAACAATGCGGTATGCACACTTTGCGCCAGACCATTTAGAAGATGCTATTCATCTGAATCCACTAGCAGGAACTATTGGCGACAAAAAGGCGGCGGGCTATGTTATTGGGTGACATTGAATAGAACACAGCAAAGATAACCGTTTGATTTTTAATGTAACTAACTGTATTTAGACAGGTTATAAAAAAAGACTGAATACGATTCCTGTATTCAGTCTAGGGAAATGGCTCTTGGGAGAGCCGTGCGCTAAAAGTTGGCATTTATACAAGCTGTACTAGCCCTGTAGACTTAAGCTTAGCCAACTCCTTCGCGTTTTCCAGCCTTAACCTATTCGCAATCATCACAAATGGAACATATTTCACACTTTATCTTAACCATAAAGAAGTAATTATTTAACATTGATAAGTAAATCAATCACTTCATGGCTTATCGTCTGGCTGACATAACTGCTCTGCACGTTCAATAAATGGTTGAAGGCTTTTCTTCTGTCCAGGATGCTTAGGATCATCCAGCCAAATCGCGTCTATCGGCTGAGCACTCACCTGCCCGGATTTCATTTGAGCAATCGCGACATCATTCAGCGGATATTGCATCAGCGTACCGGTATGTAAGGCGTACAGCGCATTGCCAGGGCGGCAAATCAGTTGAACTTCTTCACGCGTGAAAGCCCAGCGATCGCCGTATTCAAACCGGCTGATATTTGCCAGTTTAGCGGCAGCAAAAGCATTCACAGAAAGTGAAGTAAGCACGATAGATAGCAAAAATTTCTTCATCATGTATTCCCGACATGGCGTATTCAAACAATGATGTGTGGGTTTTGCAGCCTTATCCGAATCAGAGAAAGACAGCTTCAAACCTTATAAAACATAACGTTGTATATCACGACTGATGCGATCATAGCGACAGAGGAAGGTGAAGTCGAGTGCGGATTTCAGGAATAATATCGGTAGTTTAGTACTGGTAGAAAGGTCGTTCGGGAGAGGAAAATGGCGGGATAAGAAAAGCGTTATCCCGCGTCATTCAACTAATTATTGGCCGACAGAAGCGTCGCTTGTCATTAGGTTGACGGCGCTGCCGCAGACATTTTTTTCAGGTCCTGATCGATGAAGAACAGGCCGCCTTCGCTGGCTTTGACTAACGCCAATTTGTCCAGAATAGAACGGAACAATTTCTCTTCTTCGTGCTGCTCAGCAACGTACCATTGCAGGAAGTTAAATGTAGAGTAATCCTGCAGCGCCATCGCCTCATGCGCCAGCTCATTAATTTTTGCAGTGATCAGTTGTTCGTGTTCATAGGTCAGCTTGAAGACATCAGCCAGTGAATCGAAATCAATCGGCGGTGCAGCAATCGCGCCTAATATAGGCAGACTTCCGGTATCGTCCAGATAGTCAAACAGGCGCTGCATATGTTGCATTTCTTCCTGAGAATGCGTCTTCAGGAAACTGGATGCGCCTTCAAAACCTTTGTCACCGCACCATGCGCTCATTTGCAGATACAAATTCGCGGAATAAAATTCCAGATTAAGTTGCTCATTCAGCTTCTGAATCATTTCTTTTTTTAACATGTTAACTCCCTATTTTCCCGGCAGGTGAAATTATTCAGGGCATTATGCCTGAAAAAATAAAATAAAAAACACTTTATTAACATTGATATAAAATTAACAAAAAACCTCATTTAAACAACAAGTTAATATTTATGTTATTGATATTTATTATCACTTAAGTCTTGGGGTAAATATATTATTGCGAATCATTTTTATTATCAAAAATAACAACCGTGAACGATGTCATTTATGACACTCTTGTATTAAAAATGATTCCCATTTCGTAATGAGAATAATAAACATCCACATGATAAGGTGAGTACTTGCCATTTCCCTGTTACTACTTTACCGTGACACGCATCAGTCTGTGGCCAATAGGCAGGAGAAAACGGTATGGGATACAATCTGGCAGAATTGTCCAAAGAAGAGATGGATAAAGTTAACGTAGACTTGGCGGCGTCAGGCGTAGCCTTCAAAGAACGTTACAATATGCCAGTCATTCCCGAGGTCGTTGAGAGAGAGCAACCCGAGTACTTGCGTGACTATTTTCGCGAACGCGTGATGTTTTATCGCCAGCGTTCACTGCAGTTCTCTCGTTTACCCTACGAACCTAAGTCTAAGTAGGCTTATCCCTTCATTATTCCAACCTACGACGACCTTGCCGTGGAAAACATCCCTTTCCACGGGTTACATTCTTACACAGCAAAAACGATTTTCTGCTTGCATATCGGCCCGCACAAGAGGTTAATGGAGTAGCAACCTACCCCTTTATCACACGAGGCAAGATATGAGTAAAGGTTTGGATAGCAAAAAGAACAGTAAGAAGAAGCCATTAAAAACGGCAGCCGAAAAACGTGCCGATAAAAAGGCGAAGAAACCACAGGCTGATATTACCTGA